GGGGGGCCGCGTATGGTTACTGCAAAATTACGCCGCGCGCGCATACGTTTACCGCGCGCGTTGCGCGGAGTGGTTGCATTGGAGTCAACGGCAAGCCGCGCAGTGTATGCGGGTTATCGCGCGGGCGTGCGCCCGACGTTGGTTGACTGGCTTTTGAAAAAAGAGCGCGATTTACGCGTTTAGGGCTTTACAATTTTGCGCACGCAGTGCATTATTACGGTAGTTGCAACGCGGGCCTAGCCCGCGCACGTAGTACAGTTTTTACAAGGAGAACCCGAAATGTCTAAACTTACCAAGGAAGAGAAGGCTGCGCTCAGGGCTAACCGCACGCCCGAGATGACCGCCGCGATCAAGGCTAAGAATGACAAGAAGAAGGCCGCGCGCCTTGCCTACCTGAAGACCGTCCTCGACTTCGTCAAGGAATTCGGCACCGACGAGGTGAAGGTCGCCGCTAAGTACATCACTCCCAAGGCGATCGGCGGAGAGCGCGCCGCGATCGCCGTCGGCAATAAGGCCAGCCGCCGCGACTTCATCCTCGACCTATTCGGCTTCAAGTCCGGCGATGACGAGCAGTCGTACATCGGCGCAACCATCACCGAGGACGCTATCTGGGCCGACAAGAAAATGGGCCGCATGGAGATGCGTCACTTGACCACCGACCTGATCAAAAAGGCCAAGACTTCCGCCGAGCGCGTCTGGGTGCAGTTCGATCTGCCGACCACGACCTACACGCTCGTCGCCATCGGTGCGGACAAACCCTCCGGCTGGATCGGCTACGTGCCGACCGATATCCTCACCGAAGAGGCGGCTCAGGTGGACGTACAGTAAGCCGCGCGCGCAATAGTCTAGGGCCTAAAACAAAAGCCCCGCACCGTGCAATACGGTGCGGGGCTTTTTATTGCACAAGTTACGCTCGTTTATTCCTTGCTCTTCTTAAACCTTTTCAACAATTCAGTAATTCCATCCGTCGCTATGTACTCGTCATACGTAAGCGGCACGCTGTGTTCTGTACTGCGCATGGCCACGTTCTTTAGTGCGTTATCTATTTTCCATACGAGCGCTTCGTCACTCAAATACGGCTCAACGTATTTCTGCTCGTACAAATTAAGATACATCGTTTGGTATACGGCGAAAGAAATCGGTTCTCCGGTTGCTTTGCTTTTATCAACGAGCGCCTTAACTGTGTCGTCAATGTGCGCCATAAATACGTCGTTAGCGGTTGACTTAAAGTTAATCATCGGTAGGATCCTTGTGGGGATCATGGGCGAGGAGGGCAGCGATCTCTGCCCTTAATTCATCCGTGCAATGAACAATCGCGTTATTGCCCCCGTTCGAATGCGGATCGGAGGAGGCGTGTTTATCGAATATAGCTACGGTTTCTTTAATCGCCGCCTCCCTGAGGCCCTTCTCGTCGGTCGCCTTGTCCTTATTCTCGTACAGCATAGTTTACTCCTTTATAGGTAGACTTAAAGTAAATCATCGGTATGCTCCTTCGGCGCGTCGTATAAAGGGCATCCGCGTTCTAGACACACACGACAGTTACTAGGGCGATAGTCGGGAGGGACGCATAAACACCAGCGAGCTTTCTCCTTCGGCGCTTCGTGGACGAGGAGGCGGCGCTGTGCTCGCGTCAAACCGGGGCCGCTATCTGGTTCGGTATGGCCATCCCATGAGTAAAAGGGGCATCGAACGTTGCACGTCTCGATTGTCGGATTATGGCGGCATGGCATTTTCACATCGCAGGATCGCTCACCCCAACTCATGCTTGTCCCCTTAAAGCCTCGCGGAGCGGAGCGAACTCTGAGCGTGAGAATACTCTGTCAGTTTCGTCGCCGAGGCTCGGATCGATTGGCACTTCGTCCATAAGATCGAGTAAGCCCTGTCCCGCCTCCCTGAGCGCCTCCTCTGTGATTAGCGCAGGACGGGCGTCGATGCGATTAGCTATATCCTCAAAGCGTTGGCACGATTCAAATGAGTTCGACGACACACGGGCCATCACCCGTAGCCAGTCAGCGTCCTCCCTGAGCGCCTTCTCTGCGATCGGCGTGGGGCTGGCGGCGAGGTCTCGTAGAGCACACTGTGCCTCAGCGACGGCCCCGCAGTCATAGTCCCATACGCCGGTTTCGGGGTCTCGGCGATTATGCCTCGTTATCATCGCAGCCAGCTCGTCAAGCGCGCGCTGAATAGTCGCCAGCTCCCCGCTCGCCTCGGTCTGAGTCGCCGGCGCAGGGCGGGCGGCGAGGAGAGTACGAGCTTTTTGCGCAATTCGATTTCCATCGCTATTGCCGTCTTGATCGCCGTTCCCGAGTTTGCAAAGCTGGTCTATCAATGATTCCAGCTCCCCGCTCGCCTCGGCCTGATTCTCATACAGCATAGAGTCTATTAAGGCGATTCTATCTACCCGAGTTTGCGCCGACGCCTTAGCTATCGCCTCTAAGTCATCTAGGTTTGGCAAATCCATTTCGTGGCTAATGTTGCACAATCTGTCAAGTAGCTCTTCCGCTCGTTTACTCATCGTATTCCTCCTTTATTGTAAGTTAATAGATAACTGTTTCCATGCGCGCACAGCTTTGTCGTACTTGTCAATATAAAACTGACAAGGCGAAGCGCAAAAGAAATTGCGCAAACGGTCTTCGACTTCTGGCCGAGTAAACTTTAACCCGAAACTTTTTAGCTCTTCAATTACTGCGCTTAGTTTATACACATAATATTCGTTATTCTCGTCGTGATAAACTCTTCCTTCGCACACAGACTTTCTAATCGTTGAAGAATGTTCTTCTAGATAACTTTTGTAAATATTATTAAACTTTATTGTAAGTTCTTCAGCGGCTTCGTTATTCAGCAAACCTTTAACCTTCGTGGTCTGTACGGGGAACAGTGAAGCGTCTTCCGGATTCGGCGCGTGCTCTTTGAATAAAGTTAAAGTCTCCGCGCTATTTGAGTAACTTATTATAGCAACTGCGTCTGAATAAGAATAATCAAAATCCATTCCTTTCAATTTACGACGAACAGCATATGCCCATTGCTCGACTATCAACGGAGAACAATGTATTGCTTGCGCTATCCAAGGTATTGTCATTTATTTAACTCCTTCCATTCTTATAAGAGTAGCTAATTGCTCTGAGCTTATAAGCCACACGCGAACGGCGCCTAACTTTGAATCAAGATAATATTTCGATGGCCTTGCGCCTAATTTAATAAGCGAAGACATTATCTTAGATTGCGTAAACCAAGCGTCTTTAGCTCTAATGTATTTTACAAAAGGGCGCAATTGAAATGCGTACCCTTCATAATCAACGAGGTACAAAACTTTTCCTAGAAGAATGTTGTGATAGTCTTCACACCTATTATTTTCAACAAAAGAAATAAATAACGCTCTAAAAGAAGGGATGTAATTTTGTTTAGCCAGTTCTTTATCAGAAGGTCCCGAAAGTACAGTCGTTTGCGAAGGCAAATCTTTTCCTTCCATGTATTTAATTAAATCGAAAAGAGCTGTATTGTTGCGTGATCTTTTTATTATCTCTATTGCAGCGCTGCGAGAATAATCAAACACATATCCATGCTTTATTAACCCTGAACGATCGGCCCAATCTTCAATTAAAAACTGTGGTATCCCTACAGCACGAGATATTTCTTCGAGCAGCATGTGCCCTCCTATAAAATAAATGGCGTTACAAAACAACGCCCGTGCCGCTAGTATTATGCTAAAAGCCAATAAAAGCAAGCCTTTTTTATGGGCGATACTTAAAAAGTAACGCCAGTCCCGGCCGTAAATCAGGGTATATGGTTTTTACTATATATGTATTTTATATCGGCACGCGCGGTCGCGTAAGTCCTTACTGTACAAAGCATTGTCGCGCCCTATAAGACTTGCCGGAGGTACGGAACTTTTTTTTAGTGACTTTCGTTTTCGATCGCGCAAGTCACTGCGCTATCGTCAATTGCTTTTCGGGTGGCCGGGTGTGCACTTGTTAGGGGGGGGTGGCAATCGTATACTTGTATCGTCATACACTATGTTGTGTAACCTCTATATAATATAAGTAATTACGCATATATTAGTATATCGCTATATTGAATAATACTAAACCCTGCTTTGTTTATCTTTACATAACGTGTAATGATACAAGTAGCCGCCAGTCACCCCCCCCCTACAAGTGCACACCCGGCAACCTAGAAAGTAACTTGTTATAAGGAAACTATTTAAGCGCTTAAAAACTTTTTACACTTGTGTACAAAGACTGACCAGTGACCAGTAAATAACGCGCATTTTAGTTATTAAAAGTTAACCTAACACCGCGTTAATATTCATTTTAGCCTTATAAATAAAGGGCCAACTAGGCTAGCTATAGCAAGTCCATTTTATTGTTTACTGTTTGTAGCGCTTACTGTATATGTGCGCTAAAATAAACATATTAGGGGCTATATATGTTTTGTTGCATACGCGGCTTAGGTACATAGTATGGGGTGCATATAGTGTGTGGTGTATCGTCAGGAATGCGCACGCTAATATGCGTAAAACACTGCGCGAACACGTTCGCAATTGACGGAGGTTATTAGCTGTGGCAGGGGCGCCGTTTACATCTAACGATCCGCGAATAAATCGTGCAGGTCGTCCTAGGACAGGTGAAACTTTCACAGACATTCTTCGGCGAAAGCTGCAAGAACCTAACGATGATCCAGATGGTCCAGACAAGCGCACGTTTCATATTGACGGAGGTTATTAGCTGTGGCAGGGGCGCCGTTTACTTCTGACGATCCGCGAATAAATCGTGCCGGTCGTCCTAGGACAGGTGAAACTCTCACAGATATTCTTCGGCGAAAGCTGCAAGAACCTAACGATGACCCAGACGGTCCAGACAAGCGAACGCGCGGAGAGGCTATCGTTGATTGCTTAGTAGAGCTCGCTGGACCTGCGTATCGCTTTAGTGATAAGCATGATAAGTATTTGGACATGCTCCTTGATCGCGTTGAAGGCAAGCCTAAGCAATCGATGGACATTAATGGAAATGTCGGTAACGGTTCTGCCTCTGCGCAATTATCGATGGACCCGGAGAAGCGCCTGTCCGCCTACGCTGAATTGCAAGAGCGCGCAAACGCGCGTAAATTGCGCGAAGAGGAATGGGTGGCGCGCAAGGCAGCGGAAGCTCAAGATATCCGTGACCGTATTTCGGCGGCGGAAGAAGCTAAAAAGAACGCGCCTAATAACGAGGCTAGTGAATGACCGTCTGTCACCCGATAATTGAGCTTATGCCTCCCGATTTATTCAACGGGCTGAGCGACGAAGATCAGGCGACGTATTTACAATTATATAACGAGCAGGTCGCGCCTAAGTTTGAAGAGTGGCGCAGACCTCATCGCATTAAAGGCGCATGCGGCGGGCGCGGCGCTGGAGCAAAGTCTCGTAGCGCTGCGAACTTGCTAATTGAGTTCGGAGAGAACCCTGATTATTTTGGTAGCTCAATACGCGTGCTTTGTGTTCGCGACGTGCAGAAATCTATTAAAGAGTCTTCATGGCTTTTGCTTAAAGACACGATTGCTCGTTTAGGTTATGCCGGATGGGACTGCACTAACGATAAGATAATAAATAAAAAGAACGGGTCTTATTTTATTTTCAATGGCCTGAATGAGTTGACTAAAGATCAACTTAAATCATATGAGTCGTTTGATATTTTGTTCGCTGAGGAAGCGGCACCGATAGGCAAAGACGAGTGGCTTTCTATTCGCGCTACGTTCCGAAAGCCTATGTCTGAGATATGGTTATTGTTCAATCGTGATTTGAATAAAGACCCATGCTATGAAATGTTCTTTGAGAATCCGGACCCGTCGTGGTCTATTCTTATGTGCGAGCCGGGTCCAGCGGATAATCCGTGGTGGTTTGATACGACGCTTCAGAAAGAGTGGGACGACTTAAAAGCTCGCGACCTTGATGAAGCGATACACGTATACGAAGGCCAGCCGCGCAGTCAAGCAGACAAGGCGATATTCTCACGCGTCGCAGTTAACTCGATGGTTGACAGAGAATATGAGAATGTAGGCGCAATTGAAATAGGTTGTGATGTTGCGCGTTTCGGCAAGGACTATACCGAAGCATACAAACGCAAAGGATATAGAGTAATTCAGCACGAAGCGCGCCACGGTTACGACACGAATGAAGTTGCCGGAATGTTGTGGGACATGGCGAATAAAGATGCGTCTATACCTATTAAGGTAGATGTGGGCTATAATCCGGGAGTCGTTGACGTACTGCACGCATGGGGTGCGAACGTTGTTCCTATTGGATTCGGCGAAGAGGCCTTGGATAAAGAGCAGTATCCTAACTGCGCTAGTGAAATGTATTTTGAATTGCCTGTAGACAAGATATCCATGGACGAAGGCGTGCTTTCAAATACGTTGTATGAGGATCTTACTGAGCGATACTACGTGTATGATAAAGACGGGCGCAAGCGCCTAGAATCTAAAGACGGAACAACGGTCGTAGAAGGCGGAACAGCTAAGTCTAATTTCAAAGGACGCCATGGCGGACGCTCACCTGATGAGGGCGATGCCCTCGCGTTAACCTTCTATAACAATGTTCCTCATTGGAGTTTACTATGAGTGCGAAAAAGATTTGTGCAAACTGCATATATAGTAAAGGCGCGGCGACCGAACTGCATTGTCGACGCTTCCCGCCTGTCGCAGGTCAGTATGCGTTCATATGGCCTATTGTGCCTATGGATGGCTGGTGCGGAGAGCAGAAAGATAAAGAAGTCTTTGTGCCTACGTTCGCTAAGAACAGTGCGTTTGAGCAGGAGGAGAAAGATGAGTAAACTTTCTTCCGCTACTCTTGCGCTACTCTACGCGCAGTACGCGCATGAGACGAGCAATCAGCTACGTTACATTGCGCGCTCTTCATGGGCGCGATTTAGAGGACTTGAGGCGACCGCCGACTTCTTTGCTCGTGAAGCAAAGGGCGAGCACGGCCATGCTAAGATTGTAAGACAGTTTATCGAGGACCGCAACGAGGCGCTCGTACCTGAGATAGCGTATGATGAGCCCGCGGACTTCTCTTACTTTGACGAACTGTTTACTACGGCGCTTGTAGTTGAGCAGACCACGACGGAGATGCTTAATAACATCTACGTGTGCGCGCTTAAAGAAGGCGACATACAGACGGTAGCATGGGTCCAGGCGCTTATTGCAGAGCAGACTGAGGAAGAGAATCTGTATCAGACAATCATAGATCACATTGTGCAGCGCGGAGGCGGAGTAGCACAGGACGAAGCGCTAGACGCGTTCCGCAAGGATCTTTCCGCTGTGCACGACATAGACGCGTGGATAGGGGAGCAGAAGTAAGATGAGCGTTATCGGCAAGCTACAATCCACACTCAATACGCTTGCTCATGCTCGGGACGCATTGAAGATTGGATGGAGTCTTCCTCCTGCGCGCACTACAGCGCAGTGGATGGACGTCTATCACAAGTCTCCAATGCTCGATCCGTTGCACATGATTGCATCGGACTTCGCTTCCGCCGATTATAAATTGTTTGATCGCGCGCAGTACAAGAAAGATCCTCAAGACGCTGAGCCGTTAGGTAGTCATGCGATATACGATTTAATAGATCATCCGATGCCTGACCATCCTGAGATAGACAGATACGCATTTCTTTATTTGACGAGTGTGTATCATAGATTAGTAGGCGATGCGTTCTGGCTTGTGGATAGAGACAATCGTGGACAGCCTTGTGGGCTGTATATCATTCCGCCTACGTGGATGATATTTACGCCTAGCGAACCTATTCCGTATTTCCGTATTCAGCCGATGGGAAATACGTCGCATAGATACTTCAACGCAGACCCTGCGGATGTTGTTTGGTTCAAGGCGCCGGATGTTAATAATCCATATGGGCGAGGACGCGCGCGCGGGGAAGCACTAGGCGACGAGATTGAGACGCACGAGTTTAGTAGCAAGTACGCTAAAAACTTTTTCTATAATGACGCGGTTCCACCTGTTATATTTGAGATACCTGGAATAAGCGACCCAGACGCAAAAAAATTTAAAGAAGATTGGATAAGTAAGTTTGGGGGCTTCTTAAATGCGCATAAATTAAGTATCGTCGCGAAGAAAGATTTTAAGGTACATCAATTAACCACGTCTCCCAAGGAGATGGACTTCGTAGAGTCGCGCAAGTATCTAATTCAAATGGCGAATGAGCATGACTGCGTTCCTCCTGAAATGCGCGGGAACTTACAGAACAGTAACCGAGCTACGATTGATAGCGCTTTTTATCTGTGGTCTAAGAACGTAGTCACAAAAGAGCTCAAACTTTTTGCGTCATGTTTGAACAACCAGTTTGTCCCTATGTTTGATAAGTCGCTTGTCTGGGTATACGACAACATCGTTCCTGAAGACAACGCGGCCAAGATGCTTATTGCGAATGACGGATTTAAGGCCGGAGCGCTCACGCGCAATGAGTGGCGCGCTATTGCTACCTCGTGCGGAGTTAAGCTCGCTCCTGATGAAGCGCGCGGAGATGTGTATCTTACCGGAATGATGGTGCAAGAAGTTCCTGCATTTAAGAAAGATGCGCCGGAGCCCGCTGCACAGAACGCTCCTATCGACGATTCTGATAAGCCTGTCGCAGAGCCTGCGCCTAAAGAACCTATAGCAGCGCCTACAGAAGATGAAGACAAAGCAATAGATTTAGACCTTGCGATTAAAGAGCTTATCGCAAGCACGAAGGCACTCAAGTATGATGAAGATCAACCTAGAGACGAAAACGGGCGTTTCGGTTCGGGAGGAGAAGTTTCATCAACAGATAATTCGGAAAGTGGTGAGCTTTCTAATAGTGAACAAACCGCGTTAGATACGTATGCCGGAACAGATTATGGTACTATAAATGAGCAGCTACGTAAAGGGACGACTACGCCAGAGACCGAAAAAATAGTTGGGGCATTGGACAGCGCGATAGACAAGCAATCAAATTGGAATGGAACAGTATATAGGGGCGGTGACGACAGTCTTACTAAAGCGGTGTTAGACAATGCGGGAGTTAATCTATACAAGGCAGACGGGTCTATCAATCAGTCAACACTTAATAGAATGATTGATAAACCTGAGTACTTGTCAGATAAACTAGCTGACGCAAGTCCTTTTACAGATAAAGGTTTTGTAAGTACAACAACAAAAAAAGATGTTACGGACAGTTTCACCTCTACGGGAAAAATAAACACTGTTTTAGAATTGTCTGTTAAAGGAAAATCGTTGGATGTTTCTTCTAACGTAACATCAGATGAGTACAATCAAAGCGAACGTCTTTTCGCAAGAAACTCAACTTTTCGTCTTTATAGCGGCGCAATACAAAAGTCTGATGAAGGATACACCTTGTATCTTAAAGGGCGTATAAATGCCTAATAGATTTATATGGATCGGAACAGACATAGTGTTTTCTGATAAAAAAGAACCTCTAGAAGACAAATCTTTGGATGCAAATATAAGAAGCGTCCTTCGTTATACAGCCACTATAAACAAGGCCGCGCATATTGTTTCTTCTTTTACCATTGAGCAGCGCAAGTCCATTTGGACGTTGTTTGATAAGTCCGCAACTAAGTCTGAGCCTTTATTCACGCGAGCAATAAAGAGCATAAGCAGTGATCAGCGAGCAAAGACTCGCGCTGCAATCAATGCGGCAATCACAAGTGACCAGAGTGCTAAGGCAATAGATATCGCGTTAGCAAAGGTATTTACTGATGCGAATGATAAAGCCGTGCAGAAGGCGCTTGCGCCCGCGTGGCTTGCGTCGCTCAACGTAGGCAAGAACAACGCGCACGCTTTGCTTGCGCAAGCGGGCAAGGGTTTTGCAATCACAGTAACTAAAGACGAAAGTGATGCGATGGTGAATGATAGGTTCACCGTGTGGATAGATAAGAATGGCTTGGATAAAGCTAAAGAAATAAACAACACGACTAACGAAGTGTTGAAGACTCAGCTACGTGAAATACTTTCTGACTCCATAGATGAAGGCGATTCTGTAAAAGAGACGGTAAGCAAACTGCTCAATGCGTGCGACGGAGTATATGACAACATGAGCGGTTATCGTGCAAACATGATTGCTCGCACTGAAACAGCCTCTACGGTTAATGCAGGTTCGTATGCCACATATAAGACAGAAGGAATAGAAAAGAAAGAATGGATTGCGGTACAGGACGATAGGACAAGGGACGATCACAGTGATGCGGATGGACAAATAGTAGGAGTAGATGAAGCTTTCGACGTAGGCGGGGAAGAACTAGATTATCCTGGAGACCCTAGCGGAGACGCAGGGAACATCATCAATTGCCGTTGCACAATCGCGCCCGTCGTAAGCACGGGAGAGGAAGACTAACATGAGAATAGCTATTGCGCAAGGGCCTAACAGCGACGATATTGCAGTTAAGCTAGATAACAATTTCGGCGAGCTTTATGCAGCGAAAGCAAGCGCTACTAAAGAGATCTGGATAGACGTAAACAGAACGGACGACTACACTCCCGACGGGTCTATAGGAAATCCGTACAAATCTTTTTCCACGCGTTTGCCAAAGGGAACAGCTGGACAAACGCTAAAGATGAACGCTGGAGCTACTGCGCCCGTCTGGGTGTAAGGAGTTTGTATGAAAGACGATGGAGCAGGACAGCTCGTTCAGCGCGACTTAACTAAGGCGCAGAAAATAGAGCTTAGCACTCGCGTAAAAGAAATAGGTGGAGAAGGTTCTCGCCTATTGGAGTTTACTGCATCCACAGAAACTCCGGATAGAAGCAACGACATCATAGACGTGGCCGGATGGCAGACGGATAACTGGAATAAGAACCCTATCTTCGCCGCGTTTCATGACTATTCCAGGCTTCCCGCTGGCAAGGGGGTTAGCGCAGCGAAAGACCTGCGCATGAAGGCGCTTGTCATTCGCGTGTATTTTCCTACTGTCGCAGAATTGTGCAGCGACCCAACGCATCCTAGTGATGACGCTTTGTTTATAGACACTGTGTACAACATGTATAAAATGGGCGTGCTCAACGCGGTGTCTGTAGGCTTTCAGCCTATCAAGTACAACCCTCGTGATGATGACGCGGTGAGCGACATGCCTATATGGCAGCGCGGAATGCATTTTCTTTCGCAAGATTTGCTTGAGCTTTCTGCTGTGCTTGTACCGTGCAATCCTGATGCGTTAGTAAGCGCGCGCGGAATGAAGCAGTTTAACGTTAAGGGCCTAGACATCGTAGAGCGCGCAATGAAAGTGAAAGGCGCAATACCGTATCATAAATATCCTACGGCTGAGGAAGACGCTGCGTGGAGCGCCTCTACTGTTATAGGCGCATCAGAAGTAGAGGATCTTAAAGTCATATGCACGTGGTACGACAGTGACAACGCAGATGTGAAAGGAAGTTACAAACTCCCTCATCACATGACGAAGGCCGACGGTTATAAAACTGTTTGGAACGGAGTTAAGGCCGCTATGGGCGTGCTATTCGGTGCGCGCAATAAACCTAGCATTCCTGCCGACGACCAGGAAGCTTGCTACAATCATTTAGTTAAGCATTATAAAGAGTTTGATAAAGATCCCCCAGAGTGGGGGAAATCGTACAAGCCCGAAGAACTTAAAGCGCTCTTCGGAGAGGAGGAGGACGTGGAATTGACGGAAGCGCAGTACAAAGCCCTCGAAGAGCGCCTGATAAAGTCGCTTGAGAGCAAGGGCTTTACTGTTAGCAAAGCAGGATCGAAGTTCTCGAAAGAGAGCCGCGAGACCATCACTAAAGCGACAGAGGCTTTAGACGCTTGCCATAAGGCTATTAAAGCCGTACACAAGTCTCTCAAGGACATGATCGCAGAGGGTGAGCCGAGCGCTAACTCTGGCACGGAAGATCAGGACGGTGGGTCGGCGGATGGTAGAGAAGAGCCCGCTGCAAACGATCACGGAAAGAGCGGCGTCGTTGACGTCGTTAAGAATCTGGACATGGCTACCGCCTCCCTCAAGGACGCGGTGAAATTATTCGCGCAAAGCGAGGAGGCCTAAACATGGGCGGCGAAGAGGGAAAGAAAGAGCTGGAAAAGCTCGACGAGCACATCAGCAAGATGATCGACGACGTACTCGTCAAGCGGGCTAACGACCCCATGGTCAAGCAGCTCGCGGATATGCAGACAAAGTACGGCGAGGTCTTCAAGAAGTCCATGGAGGACGCGAACAAGAAGGGCGTGCAGATGGAGACCGGCGTCAACCTGTTTTCCAAGTTCGCCATGGGCGTTCTAAAGTCCGGCAACGATCCGGAAAAGGCGCTCGCTTGGGCGAAGTCCGCGTATCCTGACAACGAGCAGCTTCATGGCTACTTCAAAGCGCTCACCGTCGGCACTCCGAGCGAGGGCGGATTCGTGGTTCCGGAGGTGCTCAGCTCCGACATCATTCAGTTCCTCTACCCGAAGCTCGCGTACAGCAAGCTCGGTGCTCGGCGTATCGACATGCCGAACGGGAACATCAACCTTCCGCGCTTCGACGCCCGCGCCTCGTGTTCATACATCGGCGAGAAGAAGAAAGCCAATGAAACGAACCCTGTCATCGGCAACGTCAGGGGATCGGCGAAGAAACTTGCCGCGCTCATTCCGATCAGTAACGACCTGATCCGGTCGAGCAACCCGAGCTTCGACGCCTTCGTGCGAGACGATCTCGTGATGAGCCTTCAGCTCGCTCGAGACTACTACGCTTTCTACGGTCCGGGCGGGGAGAATTCTCCCGCGGGCATCGTCACTCAGCTCACTTCAGCGGAGAAGATGGGCACGCAGGGAGCGGCGACTACGCCCTTCACTGCCGATGTCCCCGGTGCGATCAAGGGCGGGCTCATGTCCAAGAACGTCCCCATGATCAGTAACGGATGGTCTTTCAACGGATGGGTCTGGTCGTGGCTGTACAACCTCAAGACTACGACGGGCGCGTACATCTATCGCGACGAGATGAACGAGGGCAAACTTCTCGGAGATCCCTACGTAGTGTCCAATCAGATGTATTCCTCCAATCTCGCCGCCGGAACTGCGCCCACGAGTTCCGACTACGCAGACATTTTCTACGGCGACTGGAGCGAGTTCCTCGAGTTCGTCCAGCTGGACATGGAGCTTATGGTCTTCAAGGAAGGTTCCTACGTGGATAGTGCCGGCAACACCGTCAGCGCGGCTTCGCAAGACCTCACCGTTCTGCGCGCGCTCAGCCTTCACGATTTCGGCCTGAGGCACAAGGAGGCGTTCATTCAGGGCACCTACGGCTTCAAGCTTTCTTAATTGGATAACTTATGTGCGCATCACCTACGACGCGCACATAAGTTTATTTTAATTAACTTGCGCGTATGCGTGAGTAACTCAAAGGTAGGGAGACAACCATGAGAAGCAAGTTTCTTCAGCAGGTTCATTCGGACACGGCGATTCCCATTACGTTGGCTACCGTAGGCACGGCGGTCAAAGGGTCGGCTATCGCGCACGTCGGAGACAATGGCGCGCTTGGCACTTTGCGCAGCGCTATCGTGCACTTTATCGCTGGCCTCACTTCTAGCGGTACGACTACGTACACGCTCAAGGTCCAGGAATCCGACGACACCACGGATGGCAATTTCACGGACGTCACGCTCAATGCGACGCTCCCTACGGTTGCGCCGACCGGGTCTGTCGTGGCCGAGGCGTACTTCTACTTGAAGACCACCGGTCTCAAAAAGTACTGGAGAATAGTGGCGACTCCTGCCGGAACGTCTGCCGCTACGGGTTCTATCGCGGCGGTCGCTGTTCAGGGAGACGGTTCGGTGGAGTTTCTGCCTCGTGGCACTGTGCCCACCGTGTATTCCAAGCTGTAATGTAATCGCAGGAGCGTGAGTATGGCAGTAATGGCGGATGCTCTGACAACCCTGGACAATGTAAAAGCAATTGTTCAGGCGTCTGGTACGAGTCAAGATGCTTTACTCACGCTCCTCATTAATCGCGCTAGTGGAACAGTTCGTCAATATTTAGGCAGGAAACTTACATACGATTCGTACTCCGCATTTCTTCCAGGAACAGACAGACAATTGTTAAGTCTTGATGAGTGGCCCATTCATTCGATCACTTCATTAGTTAATAAAGGAAATGCGTATGTTCTTAACACAGACTATAGGCTTGATGCGCAAGATGCCGCATCAGGATTAATCTATAAAGAAGACGGCTGGGAACCAATCAACTTAGTTTCTGGTTTGACGCAGGATGTTCAGGCCGCGTCCAGACAAATTGCTATCACATGGGTAGCCGGATACTATTTGCCGAACGACGTTACGGTTTCTCCCGCCGATCCGCACTACGTGGAAGGCGCCGATGATTCTTTGCCTTTGGAAATCTCTGGAGTAGTTGACGACATGATTGCGGAGCGGTTTATTAAGATTAAAAGTAAGGCGCAAGGAATAAAGCAGCTTTCGGAAGGCGGTCGTTCAATATCTTGGGAAACAAAAGAGGTTTCCACGATGATGGGAATAAGCGACGAACAAGCGCTTGTGCTCAACGCGTATAAAAGGTGGGTATGCGCATGACCTATAAACCCGACATTGATAAAATGGTAAAGTCACCTACTGAATCTAAGCAAGGCGACACTGTCCCCCGTGAAGGAAATGCGGTTACTCCTTTACGCCCTACGGATCGGGGGACTTCTTTTATTAAGGTGAACAAATAATGTTGGACAACGCGACTGTGAGTAGGTACATTCCAGTGCTTTCGAAGAACGACGAAGCCACAGAGATTCGCACGTGGGGATATAAAGTTACGCCCGTCGTAGAGCCTATAGAAGTGTTCAGGGCAGACGTGCAACCGGCTAATCTTACACAGTCGCAACTAGAGCAATGGGGAATCAGCAACGCTGTGGCGGACATGAAGAAGCTGTTTTACGATTATTCAAACAGCAGCGCGCTAAATACGCGCATTAAGGTTGTCAGTGATGATGACGGCACTACGAAGTATTACGATGTGAAGGGCGTTAATCCGTGGCCTTCGCACGGTGAAGAATTGCTTGTTCCGGTGCAGGGAGAATAGCGTGACGACTGAAGAAGCTAAAGCAGACTTAAACGCGCAGATAGAAGTAGCGCGCAAAAAGTTTGCCGAAAAAGCAAAGCAATGTCACACAGGTGTGTACAAAGCAGTAGTGTCTTCTTGCGCTTTAGTAGAGCGCACGGCTAAAGAGAAAATGCGTGATACGATAACGAACCCGGACATAGCGTACGGAAAGCGTATGCACCATCCGTCAATGCCTGGAGAAGCTCCGGCCCCGGACAATGGTACAATGCTGAAGAGTGTTACGCACGTTATAGAAGAGGATGAGGACGGCTCTACGATAACGGGATACGTAGGCTCGACAATAAAGAATCCGCCGTATCCTGCGTACTTGGAAAACGGAACGAGCAGAATGGAGCCGCATCCATGGCTTGAGCCGTCTATAAAAGAAAACAAAGAGGCGATAAAGAAATTGTTGAGCGATGGCGCGCAAGGTCGGGAGGTAGAAATAAATGGTACCGACTAAAGCGTGGCTCAACACTTTGTTGACGGGTTCTTCTGCATTAGTCGCTTTGTTAGGCTCTGTAGCGCATATAGTAGATACGCATCCTTCTGCAATCACATTATTTCCAATGGTTTGTTTAACTGATGATAACCATGCGGACATGGAGTACGCGGATAATAAACCGTTAATGGATTCCGTGTCAATTAAGATAGACGTGTACACAAAGATAGACGGAGCATTGCCAACTACTACGGCAATTGCTCAGATAATAATTGGTTTACTTGCGGACAAGTTTTTTAGCTGTGGTCAGAATGGCGAGGTGCCTGATCCTACTGACGGAGTACGACATCGCGTCTTAAAGTTTAGCCGGGAATTGCTCCCGAGCGATCTCTTATAGGAGGATAGGATGAGTGCTAAAACTAATCCTGCGATAGGCGTAGATAGCTGCTACGTCGCAAAGCTCGTGAGCGACCCCGATACCGGCGCGCCCTCGTGGAACACTCCGGTAAAATTGCCGGGTGTAGTTAAGCTCACTGTAAATGCAAACGGCGCGCTCATAACCGATTGGGCGGACAACAAAGCATTCTTCGTGACTAATTCGCGTGGAAATACGCAAGTGTCGATGGAGAATGTAAACATTGACCCTGCTATTCTTGCGGACATGCTCGGACAGACACGCGCTAACGGAATAACGCTTGAAAAAGCGTTGGATCAGTCAGCATACTATGCTCTGGGTTTTCGCGTGTGGATCGGCGGGACCGACGACAGCGCTAATAAAATCTATCGGTATATCTGGCTTCTCAAGGGGAAGTTCGCGGTCCCTTCCACGAATGGAGAAACCAAGAAAGCGACCATTACTCCTCAGCACATGACCTTGACTGCGGAGTTCATCGCACTCAATTCTGCGGACTACGATAATCTCATCATGACGCATGGCCGCACGGACGCGGATCTTACTGTTACGGTAGCGTCCGCATGGTTTAACGCTCCCGTAGTAAGCACCGGAGTAGATGTCACGGCCGTCACGGTTGCTATAACCGCAGACGACACGAACAATCAGGTCGTATTCACGTTCGCTAAGGGCGGCGCAACGTACAGCATGGCAGAAGCTTCCGCTATTGTAGGAGCTGGAGTGCTAGTAATTAAGAGCGGCGTGTCGCAAGCGGGTACGATAGCGTGGAGCGGAGAGGCGTCTACGGCAGTCGTAGCAAAATTCACGCCTACCGTTGCTTTTGGTACTTCGACTATACTGGCCTCTGTATCCAATGACGTGAAGGATGTTAATGGCGTCGGAGTAACGCCTAACGCGGCGTCCCTTTCGTTTACTGCGTAACAATCATTAGCTGTGCGGAGGCTTAGCTCCGCACAGCTTGTTCTAAAAAGGAGAACAAGATGACTGACAATGAGAAAAAAGAACTCGCAGACATTGGAGCTAATAAGATAACTCTCGTATT